ATTATGTATTTCTCTTTAGTAGAAGTGTCTTGCCAGTGCTTCAGACAGCCGATCATCATCTACTTCGATTTCTAATTCTTTAAGGGTATTTTTAAACACATGCTCTAGATCTTCAAATCGATAGATAGCGTTATGCAAGCCCAAGAAGCCAGCATGTTGAGCAGCCGCATACGCTTCTGATCCCCAACCAAAGGTATCATATAAGATACCTCGATAGCTTCGACCTTCATCTAACTCGCCTTTAGATAACTTTTCAACTACAGCGCAGAAGGCCCATAGTTGTTCTTCAGGCTCAAGGCTAGAGTAGTATGAGTTGGCCATGTCTTGCCATTCGTTTGCGGCTTTTAGAAAAGCATTGCCAGACGCATGTAGGGCGTCCATTACTTCTTGTTTTTTAGTTTCATCAGTCATAAGTTAGTATAGCATTATTCTTTAAGTTTGTCAAGCATTTCGGCTTCGGCCAGTTCCCGCCATTCCTTCAGCCAAGGTGAATGATCACATTCTCTTACGTGCGCCATTACACGCTGCCGCCCTGCACCTTCCATTGCTTCGCCAATGAAGAAGTGCATTACCACATGTCCATGATGCATGATTTCAACAATCATTGAGTCGTGTTTGGCAGTACGCCAACTAAATTCTTGATACATATTTTTCCTTTATTACTTTCCCCAGCGTAGTATAAAATAAGCCAGGTCATCTTTTTCTCTAAACCAAAACTTTGCGTTGTTGGCATACCATTTAGCGCCAGGCTCCCATACGCCCATATTAGCACTAGGTCCATAGGTGCTAACACACCATTCCATCATATCTCGCCAAGTAGTGTTAGTATCCGACAAGCTACCTGGCATCCACCATTCAAATATTGGCTTAACAGTATAATATCGTGCTCCGGATACACGACTTTCACCTTGTTCTAACTCCATGTTAGTTTAAACATTGCGGCTTCTTCACGACTTTCAAACATCCATACCTTACCACGACGGTGCCAATGCTTTTTACATTCAGTATGCATCCAGGTGTTCATGTCGCGATTATCAGTTCTTGTTAGTCTGCTTAATTCTACTCGTGTCCATCCAACGTGAGTCAGCATGTTAAACAAGATTTCATTATCAATTTCTTCTCGTAAGATTTCGGCTGCTTGATCAGCATACTGTTCTTCAAGCACTTGTGTTGCTGTTTTGTTCATAACGCTTCGCCTCCCCAAGTTAGCAAAAACATATTGGCAGCTTCCCGCCATTCAAATTGTACAACTTCATAGTCTCGTGGCTTGTGAGTATCTCGCCACTCTACGTGCCAGCGTCGAAAGTACTTGCCTTCGTCATCAAATGCATCACACCATTCGTACATTTCTGTGGTACATTTGGGCACTCTAATACGATAGCTAAAGTAAGGACGGTTGTTGCCCCCGTCACTCCAAAAGTATTCCATTACTCGCTCAACACATCAAAGATGTTTCCGTATTCATAACGCTTCCAGTTGTCCATGTCCACGTAAGTATTGATACAACGTCGAAACACCCATTCAAACCAAATCCATTCGCCGTGTAGCTTAACGGGTCGCCAAGCATACCAACTTTTCCATGGTGATGTTTCTATTTTACGAGCAACATAGTCTGTGCCCATTGGCCCATCAAACAACTCGTCTTTAGGCCCACCCCAATTTAAATAACATAGCGTGTTCTTTCTCTTTAAACCAAACGTTTGCCGATGCACCTTGACTGAAAAATCTTATGCTGTACATATCAGGTTGCCATTCTACTAACTCATCCAACCATTCTCGCATTTGCTTTACATCATTGGTGTGCTGTTCAACTGATAAATCACTAAGGAAGTCAAACCCGGGTAGTTCAATCCTAACTCGATAATTGTGATCTTCTGGAACTGTCATGAGAACCTTAATACAAACATCATATACTTCTCTCGGTCAACTATTCGATAAGCTGTGATATGTCTAAAATCTTTGGTCAATGATAGTTCCAGACCACTGTGCGTTTTAAAATAATGTAAACGTGCATCTGATTTTGGATTGCCTGTAATGAATTTTGCTTCAGGTGGACAATATTCTATGAGCTGGCCTTCTGCAAGATACCAATTCCACATTAAGTTTTCTACTTGTTCTAATTTCATTGTCCCCACCGTAATTTAAAATAGACAGCATCTTCTGCGTCATCAAAAAAATAATCAATCCGGGTATGATCATATGTGTTATAACCATCCTGGTGCAGATCATTGGTGACATAACTGGGACAATGTTCTTTAGCCCATTCCAACGGCTTCCAAAACGGAGAGTACGGCAAAGTGACTATACAACTCATGCTTACATTGGAGTAGCTGGCCTGTCAGGACAATACTCGCACTCAGGATCATCGCACTTATCTTCCAACCACTTATTGCATGTGCCACAGAAGTAGGCATCGTACTCTTCCGAGTAGGCCTTTTTGCAGTTGTTATCACAAGGCATCACAATGGTCCATTGTTGTTGAACAGAGGTCTTGACTATCATACAGTGACCAATGCAACAAGTCCAACATAAGTTAGTGCATGTAAGAACTGGTCCAAGCCCAACAACCACCAAAACTGTTCATGTGTGTTAGCACCCCAACCCATGCGAGCATTTAGGTTCATCTTGGCCCAATCGATGTGATAGTGAATCACTGCGTCAATCAGAGCCAAGTAAATGGCCGCTACAGGAGCAAACCATACAAAGCAAAGATAAGTGCCTATGCCGTGTAGGCCCGAGTGTAGTATGCCACCCGGGTGACCATATGTGCCTTTGTTCTGCCATTGGTAAGGCTTTTGTAGCGGAAAGTCAATGACAAAGTGCTTGGTAAAAAGCAAGGCAACGAGTATCAGTGTTTCATTCATGGTCAACTCCACATCAGTTTAGCAATTATAGCATACTCTTGGTGCTTGCGCCTAATCTTTATTGTCAAGCGGTTTGCCGAAACGTCATCGCCAGCCATGCCCCAATCCCAGTCCCATTTTTGTCGGCCCACATTGGCTTCCATCCAGGGCCTATAGTGATCGTTTGGATCAGCTGACCGAGTGGATACCATTGATCCATCTGGACTTTCGCGTAGGACCACCCAACCATCGGGCCACCGCACATTGATTACTACTCCAGGCATGAAACGCCACCATAGTTGGTGCAGGATGTTGAGCCCGCATGGGAGATATTTGCCCGACGGGATCTTAAAAAGATTGTTAATTTCTAACTTGCTCATACGCAGGATAATGCAAACATGGCTGCATCCTCATCACATTCAAATTGAATGAACTTTTCTCGAAGATATCCGGGACTATGGTAGTACGGATGCCTACAGTTTGATTTTAACCATGTGTCCACCAAGTGATCCTTATAACTGCGTTGATACTGTGCTTGTACTCCATCTACAGTTTTGGCATAGACCACTGTGTGCAATACAGGAAAGTTAATGCCAGGCCATGCTTCATTGGTTTTATAAGTTACTGCCATTAGCTACCCCATTGTAGTTTAAACATAAAATAATCTTCACTATCTTGGAACGCAAAGAACCAGTAGTCGCCACCGCCCAGTTCATTTACTGCCCATTTGTTAGCAGTACTTGGTGCCTTCATTACACGAAGCATATCATATCGCCATTTACCCCTCAAGTGCTCTTCGCACCAGTCGCATATCTCATGGAACCCATCTCTGTATCCACCGGGCCCGTAATCGTAGATTCTGTTATACACAAAGTTTTCACGATTTTCAAAACAATGCACATGCTGATAGCCGTGATAGTAGTTGGAAATCTGTGATGCTCGTGGACTATAATCTGGATCGTATCTGCGATTGTACTCTGCACGATTACGACAGTGATGCTGAGACAAGAAACGATTTTCTTGCCAGGTACGGTACTTAGATTTTATAATACCTATCAGGGTCATATGTGATCAAATCAAATGCAGTTGCATATTGTACATGTGGCTCCATGTGAAAGCCAGTGCCCCACACTACCCACACCTTGCGTTTAAAAATCTTTTCTCGCCACACTCGCTCACCTGACACTGTTTTAACTGGCCACCAAGCATAAACTTCTCGCCAAGGATAGCAGTCAGCGCCGTCAGCTATGATACTGTATTCCATGGGACTCCAGTTGTCGGGTAAAAATTTAACAGCGCCGTTGTAGCTCATGAGCAGGACAATTTGAACAACACTGCATCATCCTTGTTGGCAAAGCAAAAGGTGCTGTCGTTTTCATTGAAACGCCAAGTGTTGGCAGGCAAGTTATCCCGCAACCAAAAGATACGATCGTCAGTGGAGTTCATATCTTCAACTGGCAACCTAAATTGATGCGGCCACAGCCGTTTGTTTAGTACTCTCATTCACCCCACCTTAGTTTGAACATGATGTAATCTTCTCGATCGCGGAACAAGATACTGTATTCAAACTTGTGCCACCATCGACTCCATGCATCTGGTCGAGAAGGATGAGGTCCAAACTGTTGACTACACCAAGCATCTACAGCATGGTAATCTTCTGGTTTGAATTCTGCTTGATACCACTTGGCACGACTGAACTTGTATTTGGGCATGAGTTTCTTTAGTGCAATGGTTGTTTTGGGATAGCCAGGAATATTCATAGGTTGCACGCCTGGCATAAGATGCGATATAGGACCATATGCATGGTTGAGTACAATCTTTCGAGACAATCTATCAATCTCACGAATTAATTCTTCTCGGTTCATGTGCCCCACCGTAGTTTAGTCATAGCCAACATTTCCTGCGACATGTCAAATATGTTGTGATGAATCATCCATCTTTCATTGATGTGATTGTACCAATCTCGATCTTCTTCGCCGTTTTCTCGAATCCAAATAGAAACTTCTTTGCGGCACGAAACAGTGTACCAAGGCGCACCATCAACATCAGCAGTGGACAAAACTTCAAAGGGTGGCATGACAATTTCTTTACAAAGGTTATTAAGCATGACAGCAGTGAGCATGGACTTGCCGGTATTACGACCCGAAGCAATCGTCATCAGTTGTCCACGCATGAACCCACCATATACAGTGTCAAATGTTTGCTTTTGCCAAGGAAGCAAGGCACCACCTGCTATTGTTTCAGTGTCAATGTTTAGATATTCTGGATCAGTCATGCTCAGTTCCATGTTAGCTTAAACAACATTATAAACTCTTCTGCTTCAGTTCGCGACCTAAATTTCCAAGTATCGTAGCTGATCCTGACGCCCCCGGAGTTTTCTGTGGACCAATCTAATATGGCATTGACTGAATCCAAATCAATTACAGCCGCAAATTCATGGTGAGCCTGTAGCGGATCACTTAGGGTCACAACATGCCCCCAACCTTTTCGTAATTCGTATGTGGGCTCAAGCCAGCTCATAATATAGAGCCGCCAAAGCGTAAGCAGGCCAGTACAGCATCTTCTTTGTGCTTGAAGCTGAGTACAGTGATAATGTCATACTGTCCAGATGTGTCTGATACATCAGCAGAGTGCATGATCCACAAGTCATTGTCACCGTGGTACATGGTAAAGTAATCCCATTCGGCTTTGGTGGTCATTAACACAGGCGCAATGTTTTCACATAGCCATTCATACAGCTCTGTTTCATCCCTGTCACCTAAGTATAAGTTATAGTCAAGCATTAGACGTCAAAGTTCAGCATAAAGTATGCCGCTTCGTCCTTGTTAGTAATGTGTACCGTGACCATTGGATCACCTGAGTTGAATCGTGGTGTACAATCTGCTCCGGGGCAGTGTTCCGCCATCCACTCAACAAACTCGTGATGATTGAAGCAATACACCCAGCAGTGCCAACCTACTATTTCCTCACGGAATTCACGCCTGGGTGCATTTATATCTTTGAGCAAGATTGATGGAATATCGTGCCATCCATCGTCGTAGCGCCAATGGTTTACTACAACTTTCTGATCCATTTCATTGCATCCACATCTTTACTAGTGCAACGGTATCAATAGTGACCAACAGCAAATAGTTGGCCAGCATACCAACACTGCCACGAGTACGTGCCGCCCAAGCAAATATACCACACTGTAAAATAAACAATGGGTATAGAATTAGAAACGGAGGGGTTGGAACTGTAAGCATCATTGTAAAGCTACAGCCAATGCTTAGAAACCAAGCAAGAATTTCCAGCACACAGCGCACTGGATTTTCTTGCCAATCCTCTCGTATATAATTGCCTACGCTGGCAAACAGTTTGATCATTAGATCTTGTTGCCAGTTACTTCTAGGATTTCTTCCATTGCTTCAAAGTCCGATTGATCTTTATCAAAGTCGCCTTTGAATGCTTTGGTAATGGCTTTGTTTAGAACTGCTGGCTTGATTTCCATTTCTTCTGCAATGGCAGCAACAGTTTCCTTGAGGCCCACGCTAAGGTCGTCAATTT